AGTACCAACAGCAGTAGCATTAGCAAGAATATCTGCATATCTAAGTTTAGATAAGTCACCAAGAGTGGCTTTACCTGTAACATTATTATTACCACGGCCTCCATCAACATCATCTTTACCCTCTTCAACAGAACTTACTACAGTGGGTCTAGCTATAAGCTCTGGTGCCCTTTGTGCTTCTGTTGGTAATCCTAATGGTTCTGAGGATATTGCAGCAATTGGAGCCGGATTCCATTTACCTTGATTTTGATTTGCCCACTTTATAAGTGCATTATGAACAGGACCCTTCTTGTGGTCTGTGGCCAGTCTATACCAGTTATTTAAATTAAGATCATATCCATTGATTTTCTCCACATCATTATCATACACTCCACCTCTAATATCTGAGATTAACTGATTTAACTCAGCAGAGTTTTCTGGTTGCTTAAGCCATTTAAGAGCCTTCATATAATCTGATTCATCCGAGTAAATATGATTATAGAAATCATCGCCCAAACTCCTATCATAATCTATCCAAGATTTACCAGTACCATCAAACAGGTGTCCACCTTCTGCAGCTTTATGACCTCTCATAGCTCTATTATAACCCTTAATAGCTTCTTGGGTTCTAGCTAAAATCATAGCTATATTTTCTAAACCGTTTTGGCTGATAGGGTCATTCTCTCTTTCTTCAGACTCTTTCTGTGCTTTAATAAAGGCTTCAGCAAATGTCATATTCTTAGGGCCTCTAAGCTTATATTTATTTCTGACAGCTTTAGGAACTCTAAGTCTATTTGAGAATACATAATCATTGAAGACAGCTTCACCTTCCTCAACTAAATTAGGAGCACCGTCTGGAGCAATGCCCATAGGAACACCTTCATGAGGGTTTCTTTCATGAGTACCACCATTACCTATTATAGTAACTCCGTTTGTAAAGTTGTTTGAAAGTAAGCCACCAGCAGCAAAGGTTGTGGGTGCATTAAATATTGGATTAAATGATGTACTGTTTTTGCTTTGAGCCTGCATTTGTTTTGTTAATGCATTATCCTTTGCTATATCATAAGAAGATGCTCCAGTAATAGGCATACCAAACATAGGGCCTCCAAAGTCAAAGTAATTATACATCATATTAGCTTTTCTTCTCTTATCATAATTGATATTGGCATTGAGGAAAGCCGCATCTCTTTGAGCATTGGCTGTATCTATAGCATCATTAATTTCGTTTTGTCTTTCTGCAGCTGTCTTTCTTAATCCAGTTAATCTGGTTATAAGATAGCTAGCTGGATCAAAAGCAAAGTCTTCAAGCTCTTTACCTCTAGTATCTATATTAGAGTGTTGAATATGGCCTAAATCATCATACTGCATTAATATACCGTCAGTACTATTAAGATTATAATTTACATTTCCTTTTCTGTAAATATCATCAATAGCTTCCCTTGTTTTAGCACTGGTATTCCACATATTAGTAAGGTGATTACCTGTCTGCCCTCCCAATACACCCTCAACTGTAGTTTGAGATTGGTTTGATACACCAGCTCTACTTGCATCTAAACCAGCTGTACCTGCTTGAGCAATACTGTCAAACATACCGGCAAAACCCACAATCTGAGAAGCATTAGACATAAAGTTACTTCCGTTACCTCCACCATTATTTTCTTTGATATATGATGAGGGGTCAGAGGTATCTATACTGGAATCCCCACCTGACCAACCTGTAGGAATCTGGCCGGGACTATAGACTTTACCTCCGCCATCAAATATGTGACTCTTCTTTCTTTTCTTTTTGTTCATAATAATTAAATTTGCATCAAAGATAGATAATATTTTTTATTTATCCAATTGTTTATTAAAAAAATTAAAGGAGGAATAAGTTATTTACTTACTCCTCCTTAAATTTATTCAAAATAATCTACTATCATATCGTGTAGAACTGTCTTATATGTATTTGATACTTCAGTAGATAACTTTAAGTATGTCCAAGGATTTCGTATTCTATCTCTTCTAATAAAGTCTTGGGAGATTATTTGTCTAGGAATGGCGGCATGCCATATCCTAAACTTCTTCTTAAGAGTAGACGGTAAGTCCTTAGTATTACTAAGTGTGCAGCTAGAGTTTTGATACTCATTCCAAGCATACAAATGGTCAAAAGTGTGGTTACTTACTAAAACATCATTACCAAAAGAATCTTTATCAAAAGAATCAGCTCTAAACTCAACATTGTTAAACACTTTATCAAATGCTGGGTCAGGGTTAACAACTACTGTAGTCCAATAAGGCTTGAACTGACCAAAGAACATATTGTAGTCTCCACCTCTGTATATCCAAGGCTTATATACATTGTTGCCATCCTTTTGCCACATAATAGCTTTATCACCTAAGTATCCAAAGAAAGGAACCTTTTCATAACTATAAAATGAGGTAAAGTTATTCAGGTTTTCATTAAATGCTAAAGCCGTGTTCTTTGTGATAAATAAAACATCTTGATTTATTTTATCATAGTAAGTAATACAGCTATTAAAGTCTACAGGATTCCAAGTATTAACTCCTTCAAAGTTCTGTACCATCCAAGAATGGAAACCTAACTTATCTGAAATGTTTTCCATTTGTCCATTAAACAAATAGATATCCTTTGTTCTATCATCAACAAAGTACAAGCCGTTTGGTGTAGAACAAATAGACCATTTATTGGTACAGCCTACATGGTTACTTATAGCCCTCTTACCAGTAACTTTACCTGAATTAGCAATTTCAATAGGAACTCCAGTAGTTGAAGCTATTTGAACATTCTCATTATAGAGCACTTGACTAATGCTTTCATCTTGGAAGGTAAGTAATGAGTCATTAAATTTCTTAATAGCTCTTACTGGACCCTTATCTCCATCTAAATCTAAGATAGAAGCAAGGTTGATATTAGTCCAAGTATCTACTTCTTCTCCCAAGGTTTTAGTTTTAGTCCAAGTAATGGAGTTAGGGAATGAGGTTAATTTAAGCTTGTCAAGATTAACTGCTCTATAGTTGAAGAAATTATTATGCTGTGAATAAACTGGGTTAAGCAAGTTAAAGTTATTTGGGCTAATATACAGGTTATTAGTTTGTCCTCTGTTCTTGTCATACCTACCATCAATGTTTATTCTGGTTTCGCACATAAAGGAGAGAACATCCACAACAGAGTTCAAATCTTCATGAGTGAATGGATAGGTCTTTAAGCAATCATATCTTTGATAATAAGTATCACCCTCAGTCCATCTAATAGTAATATTGCCTTGGATGTTATTTTCATTTAATAATGTGCCTTCACCCGCTATTTCCCATTGGTTATTTTCAAATGCTTCTTGGGTTTTACCACCAAAGATAGTATTTGTATTTACAGTTCTGTATAATTCACCAAGCCATAGATATCCAAACCTTGCATCATTAGTTACTCCATCTACTGGCAGTTTTCTATACCACTGTCTATATCCGTTTATTATATTTTCTTTATCCCAACATATACGTTTTGAGTCAAAGAAATCTGTATGGTCAGAGAAGCTACTATAACTAACTGCTATAGGTAAACTTGTACTGTACACTCTATTAGTATTTGGGTCAAGCACAGTATTGAAAGCAAGTACTGCATGTGGAGTAGACTTGTATTTAATAGAAATTGGAGAGGTACTTGTGTTTTCAGCAGTTATCTCAATAATACTACTCTCATCTAAAGCTGGGTCTCTTTTTATATGAATATAATTAGACTTATATAAGTCGTGAGGAGTTAAGTCGTGAGACACGCTGTCGATATAATTAGCTACCATTATGGGGTACCCATCTTTCTTCTTTTCTACTGCTGGATAAATAACTACTTTATCTATATTACCATAGTAAATAACCTCAGAAAGGCCAGAGCCTTGGGCTGGGAGTTTTACAGGGCTAACTTCATTTGATTCAAATAGCTCTACCCCAGAAATACCATTACAACCCTCCATATTAGAAGGGTCCCAAAAGTCACTAGGGTTAGTATAATATAAAGTATTATATGAGAATCTAGAGTTTGCTAAAATTTTATGCAATAGCTTGCTGCTAACCTCTTCTCCTGACTCTGGGGATTTGGTATTGTTGAGAGAGCCTGTTTTTTGCCAAGGATAAACTACATACATCCAACCAAAGTCTCCATTTTTAGGATAAGCCTTTTGACCATGACACCCATCAATCCACATAGGAGCCGATATTAACTGTCTCCATCCTTGGGAAGAAGCATTAGATGTTCCAACTGGCTCTGAGTAAAATCCCAACCTAAAAGCAGTATCAGCATTTGGATTAGTCTCTCTTTCTTTCTTACCACTAATTATCATAGTTGGAGTAGAAGCCTGTATATCAATATTTGATACAAGAGAGGTAATAGGTACTGCACCAATTATTCTGAGGTTAAAATCTGAGAAATTCAAAGTTTTAACTCTAGAATCAAACTCTAATTCTGGAGAATGTAAAGTAACAATAGACCTATCTACAAAGAAGTTTTCTTTATTACTTGATACAAACTTAAGCTTCCCTTCATTACTAGTATCATTACACCAAATAGTGGCTGGGTCAGACCATGTACCATTATTTCCTAAACCATAGCACATACATTGCACTTCTCCATTTCTTTCATGGTTAGAGCCTAATGGGGAGTTATGTTCATAATTAGCAACGGAGCCTCTATCAACCTCAGTGTATGAATCTGTAGGGCTAACTGGAGGGTCAGGTCTAAAAAACCAAGAGGATTGAGCAAAAGGAATATTACCAAATCTATCCTCAAGATTATAAACTGTGGGGCATAAAACACCTTGGCATATACATTCTCTTTCTATTATAGATGGAAATACTACCACCGGTCTTATCTTTCTATACCCTTGTTGATATAAGTCAGATAAGATTGTACCACTTATGGTAGCTCTATACTCTGGATATCTGACAGTAGATGCTGGAGAATTATAACTACCATCAAAGATTTTAGTTTCCATTGGTACATTATTCTCAGCATCACCTATCCAAACAGGTGAACACCACTTACCATTTAAATGCTGTAGTTGTATTCCAAATCTATACCACTCTCTATATTTAAATCCCTTAATCTTTACAGAGTTGTCTAATAACTGATTAGTATAGTTATAGTAGCCTCCAAAGTTTCCAAGAATATTATATCTGTCCTCTGAATTTCCAGAATAAGTAAAGCCAGCATTACTCCAAACACTAGAGACTCCAGCACCTCTATCTATTTTAAGCTGTTCCTGAATCTCTGCATCAAGTACAAGTTTGTCATACTTAATATCTCCTAAGAATAAAGTATTATCCTTTTGATTCAAAGTACCAGCAACTAATGATTCTCCACCAATATAAAAGAGAGTAGTTGGATCTATGCTCTGTCCTTCAGTACCATTATCTATATAAACAATGGTTTGAGAAGCTGTAAGGTCTCTGTTAACAGCTAAGTCAACAACTTTTCTAACTTGAGGAGTTGCATCTAAAGAAGTTCTAAGAATAGAATATAATCTTATATAATCAAAATTAGTATCAAGAGTATTTATGGTAATCTTGAAGCTATTACTGATGTGTTCATCTGGACTAGCACCTCTGTCTGCATAAGTAATGTAATATAAAGGAGATGTGTAAAAGATGTTACTTTCTTGACCATACAAATTATAATATGTCATACAATATTGTATGACACCAGGAGCAAATAAGCCACTAGTAGCACCGTCTCTCTCTATATTAACAACTTCTCCTAAATTAAGAGCTTTAACAAAATTAAATGAGTCATCATTCCAGTTGCTTCTCTCAGTTGCAGAGGCTTCTATGTTAATAACTCTAGGTTGATTTAACCCGTCCACCCAATATACTTTCTGAAGAGCCTCATTCTCATACATACCAAGAGTTTCAATGGGATAATGTACATCAAACCCCAAGTTTCCTGGATAAAGAGACTCTCCCTTCAATGTATTACCATCAAACCAAAATTTGTAAATACAGTCTCTTCCAGAGACAGACTCTCCTGGAGTTGTAAAGAGGATTAGTTTGTTATTCAATATACACTGCCCTATAGGAATACCAGCTATAGAAGTAGCCGGAGCTCCACCTGGAGTAATGATAGTAGCTGCCTGAGTACCCTTTTCATTAGTTAACACAAGAGTAGTATTATCGTCTGTAGCAACAAGACGCATATTCATATTCTCATATGCTAACTCTGGGTTAAATTTAGAGGCAGCTAAGTCTCTAGACATTCCCTTAATTATAAACTGTGCTTTCTTTATTCCCATAATTAAATCTTTAATACCTCAGGAGTATTCAAAGTTTTGAACCCATCAGCGTGTTTATAATTCTTTTGAATAAGTGTGGTCCACATATTCTTGATTGACTCCATTTCATCAAGTGAAGGTCTAACCAAATCAGACTGTGCTTGACCAACATAGAAAGCATACTCTTGTTGTACATTCTGAAGCACATTCAGAGGGAGCTTACTGCTATTAAATAAAATAGTAAAGTATCTTTTTTGAATGTATAACTCTAATGCTCTAGGGAATGTACCATTATCAGGAATCATTGGAAATCCATCATCATCTACTTTAATAGCAGTATAAGCAACTTCAACATCAATTTCTTTAGTTGAAGTAAAAATAATGTTCTCCTTTACTACATAGGTATATGCCTCATATCCCCAAGGATAATTAGCATTGGAAAAACTTCCAGTAGAAGCAATGTATGCAAATCCTTTGGGGTCTTTCACTTGAATGATTTTATACAGGTCACAGGGGAGCTCTCCTCTATGATTATGAATGGGCACACAGGCTACTTTATGTTCAAAGATGGGAGGCATTCCAACTACCTTAATAAACTCTACAGCATAGTTAACAGCTCTTTCAAGAGATAGTCCTCTCATCATATCATCAGCAAGGAGGTCATCCAATATCTGTCTAATACTTATATAATTCATAATTCTTAACTCATAAATGCGTCAAAACTGGGGTTATTCTTTATTGCGTGTTTAAGCATTTTCTTAAGCTCCCTATTTACAGAAAACTGATAGAAGGACTTATTATTATAATTAGCCTTAAACTTATTATAATGTACTCTAAATATTTCAGGTACATTTGCTCTAACAAGAGTTTTACTTTCTAAAGACTCTTGGTCTTCATACCAAAGTTTAAGGGTTGCCTCCCAATCTATAGGAAGATTTGTTTTAATCTTTTTACCGTCTGTAGTAATTATTGCTGGATACTTTCTTATTTCAAGTCTTCCCATTCTACAAGGAAACAACAAATCCCCATTAATGATAAGCTCATCTCTCATTGCCTCATTTATTCTTCTAATAATAGCAAAGTATTGAGACTCAGTTACTACATAATCTTTACCACTTGGTTTATTTTTCCTATACCACTTAAAGGCATCATATACTCCCAGAGAACCTGTTACCTTGTGTTTTCGTGAATCTGTAACTCTTTTTATGGAACTTACGAATTTTTGCTCTTCCATTACTTCTTAACTCCTAATCCTGACAGCTCATCATTAGCATTATTCTGTTCATCTCTTGGTTTATATGCTGCTCCTGTGAGTTCCTTAACAATTAATTCAATAGCTAAAGGAATTAAAGCATCTTCGAGAGGATAGGTGCTATCCAGGGGATCACAATTTGTCTCTGTGTTTTCTTCACAAGACATTTTTGCAGCGTCTTCAGAGTTTTCAAAGATACCTGAATATGTAACCTTTTCAAGATGGAACATTTGCGGATTTGTTGATTTGAGGTATAATTTATTATCCGGTCCAATAGTACAGTAGATTATCCCCTTTAAAAACTTATTATATCCAACATACTTCATTCTCTCCCTGCTTACATAGGTAATCTCTCCTGCCAAGAAATCTGTAGAAGATACTTTAGGAGTTCCTACAGGTAAGATATTAGGAAGTTTTTTTATACTTCTGAGGTAGGCACCACTACAGTCATCTCCCTCTATACCAGGTACTTTCTCAAGGTCTAAACAAATAGTTTGATAATCACTTTCTGGTATAGCTTTCTTTAAATCCAGATAGTTTTTCTTTAAGAGAAATGCTCTATACTTATCCGCTAAAAATATAATGTGGTCTTGAGTAAAATAAGCATCATCGCTTATCATTTTAATTTCATCAAGACACATATATACGATTTCCCTATATGTACTCATATTATAGATATTAAAAACATTGCAAATATAAATTAAATAATTCATATTTACAATGTTCTTATCATTTTTTTACTGTTTAACTAAAAGTTTTTCTTTAAGGAATAATTTCCTCTATATCATCATCGTCAGGTTCTGATTTAACTACATTTGTATCTTCGATGTTTGTAAGTCTTTCATCTTGTTCAGAGTTGACTTCCTCAACTTTTTCCATCCTGACTGAGAGTTCTCTAATATCTCCTAAATGTGCATACATAGGTCTTTCACAATAATTTGGATAAGGGATTAAACAAGTGGTTCCATACATACAATATAAAGCACCCTCAAGGTGTTTATAATCTTCTTCAGGAATTGCTAAGGATGTGGTGTTCACAAGTTCATGGATAAATACATAGAATAATAATTTTTTAACATCCTTTTCATTTCTGAATCCGTAGTTGGAAAGAGAAGTAAAATACCTTAAACAGGAATCATATAATACATCATCCATGACAACCACAGGTATTAAGGGTACTTACACTGAAACCTCTGTTCTTATAAAATTTATTGTAGTACTTAATAGCCTGTGTGAAGTGCCCAGAGTTAATTGAATATTGAATGGCCTTATACTGCAATATCATGTCAATGAAGGCTCGTGGAATCTCGCAGGAGTTTTCCACCTCCTTAACATATTGCATGGTTTCATTATATATGGGACATAAAGAGAAGGTTACGCCAACAGAAGTTTCTTCATCAAAACCACAAGGAGTACTTGGGTTAGGGACACCACCAGCAATTCCATAGACAAAGAACATTGTCTTATTCATATCTATAGTCTTGTCCTTAAAAGAGGAAAGTGGTAAATCCAGAGATACTTCTTTAGGTTGGTTCTCAAAGGAAATCTCATAGACTAAGTTATCAGAAGGTCCTGAAGAGCTAAAAGTATCTTGTGTGTCTATCTTTATTCCAGATATGTACACATTGTCGTAATAATTTTCAATCTTTCTGACCTCCGCAACTATAATGAGGTGCCCTTTATGAACTCGTAATTCTGTAAATTTAATCATATGAGAAATTAAAAAGGAGGAGGATTGACCTCCTCCTTATTTGTTTATTTTGTTTACGAAAGGGTTGCAACAACTGTTGTACCTGCAGCTGAGTTGATATCACCAGCAACTGCATTGATAACAGTATAAGTGGTAGCACCCTCAGCAGGTGAAACAATCACCAATTCCTTCGGAGACTTCTGAATGTCCTCAGCATCACCTTGGTAAGCCCAAGTCAGCTCAATGACATGGTAACCATAGGCAGCAGCAGGGTTAACCAGAGGAGTGAAATCAAAGCTGTTAGGCCAGCTGATGTTTCTGTAAACATCACCTCTTTCACCCATGCAGAAGTATTCAAGGTCAGCAATCTTCTTGCTATTCTGCAAAGCAGCAGTAGGATGAGCAGTGTTGTAAGTAACTGTAGCCCACTTGGTCTCCAGACCTGAAGACATGATAGGGTCAGTAGAAACCTTAATGCTCACTCTGTCAGCAGAAGAGACACCAAGTCTCCAAGGCTGCTCGGCTGCCTCGATGATAATGGCAGTCAGAGAACCATAACCAGCAACAGTAGAAGCACTTGCACCAGCAGCAACAGCCCAAAGATTGGTGTTCAGCGTGAGAGCAGTAGCAGCAGTAGCAGCAGTAGTCACATACACATTGATGACTTTGCTGTAAGCGGCTTTAGCAGCATTGTTGGCCAGAGCAACAGCAAGACCAGCAAGAACATTCTTAGCAGCATCACCACTAGCAGCTGTATAATCAGCAAGGATAAAGCCTTTGTCTTCAGGAGTCATACCACCAAACTCACTGAGGGTCACCTTGATAATGTAGTCTTGACCAGCCACAGCAGAGGTAGAAGCAACGAAAGCACTCTCCAGATATTCAGTCATAGCAGAGGACTTAATAGCTTTACCCTTCAGAGTAGCAAGATCAATCAGGTCAGTTCTGACAATACCGTCATTACCAACATACTTGGCGATGATTTGGTTGTCACCGGCAGCTGAAAACTTAATGTCACCAATAGTATCCAGGCTGCTGTCAACAGCTTTAGCAACATAAAGATGCTTAACTTGATTTGTACTAAAAGTAGCCATAAATTTTAATTTGTGTTAAAAAATTATTGTTTATTATTGTCTAAGTTTATACCTTTACTTCTTAAAGCAAGCATTACAGCCTGCTCTAAAATTGGTCTATGTAAGGAATCGTGTAAGGCACATTGTGTTTCTACTGTGACTCCTCTTATAGACAATCCATCAGGGAGGTTAGTAAGAACAATAGGAGTAAGTTTTTTAATATATCTCACAAGATAAGAAGCAATTTCATTCTTTGAAACTATCTCAACTTTGTTTCCTCCTATGTCTAATCTAAGTGCTCTTCTAATGTTTGAACCTTTGAATGGGTTATTTACTGTTCTATAATATTCGTCTTGAGTAACAGGTACTACATTTGCTTCCTTACCATCAATACATTCATTTGAAAGATTCTCTAATGTAACAGCCTCATAAGTAATGAACCACAAATCATTAGGGAGTTGAAATACCTTGGAGAAAGGATTTAAGAGCTCACCACCATAATCTATTGAATAGAGTCTAGCAGTACTGATTAATCCCTCAAGATATCTTCTCATCTCTTCTGTCTTCTCAAATGATTCCAGATAAGAGTTTTTTCCACTATAATAAGAAAGAACTAATTGCTCCTGAGCATCTGTTAAAAATTGAGACTTTTCATATTCATCAAATGCCAAGTTGGTTTTTGAAGCATCTGTTCCAAAAGGTCCTTGCGATGAATAACTATTGAGTAAAGTATCAAACCCATTAGAAAATTCTCTTGTTGTCATAATTATCTACTTGGTGCAGCAACTACTCCCTTGTTAGTTTCGCTGCTTTGTCCTAAAGCCAACTGTGAGGTAAGGTCACCTGTATAGGCAGCTTTAGCCAATTCAACAGCTCTTTGAAGAATATCTTCATGAAGAATGGGGTCTAACTCACACTCAATACCTTTAACTACCTCAGTAGTAGTATCTGTTGCAGGAACTAAATCACCATTACTATCCTCACCAAAGTATCCACCAATACTGATTCCTTCAAGAGGAGACAATATAATTGGAGTTGGCTTTTTGACATATCTAGCAATATATCTTACTAAAGTATCGTTGGGGCCAGCAATTACATCAGCCTTTCTAGAAGTACCAGAGGTATTGTCAATAAGTCTCCAAGCCTGATAGTTAAGAGGTCTCTTATATGGTTTTGACATTTTAAGAGTGTACTCTGTATAACTAATAGGAATGATAGCGAGTACTACTGCTTGATTACTTCTGGTAACCTGAAGCTTCTCATTAACAAACGAAAGAACATCGGGAGGAATAGGCACTGATTTGATGCCATCATCTCTCAAATCAAATTGAGGGTCACCAAATGCGCTACTCTCAACTATTGATGTTTTCATAAGCATTGAAAAGTCAATCTGTCTTTGCTCATTACCATCAAATCCTTCAAGGAACTTATTGCCTTTTGGATTAAAATAGGCTTTAACTATTTCATCCTGTGCCTTTGTGAGGAAGACACTCTTCTCATATTCATCCAAACCAGGAGCCTGGTTAGACATTATGTTATTATAGAGAACATCAAACTGATTACTAAATTCTGAATTTGTCATATTACTCTTTTACTTTTGCTTGAATAGCAAAGAGTACATCCTGATGTTTAGGAGTATTCAGGTACTTAGCTGCCATAGTAAGAGTAGATTCCTCATTAGCCTCGCAGAGTGGCATAGATCCTTCTCTTAAGTAGTAATGATTATCTCTATTCATAATTACACCGGCTTCCACAGCTTTCTTAATAAGAACTTTTGTACTTAAATACGGGTCAGTGATGACTCTAAGGAATAATTTACTATCTGCTTGAATAAGGTTATTAATCTTCTCTTGCAAGAACTCAAGTTTAGAGTTAGGAGCAGTATTTCTACCATCAATGGACTCAATGATAACTCTTAAGGTGTATGCATCATTTTCAATCTTACCATACTCTTTGTAACACTTCATTGTAGTACTCATCTTATCTCTAGCCTGTTTGTTCTCTTCACCGTTAGCAATAATCACAAACTGATAAGTTGCTTTTGGTTCATCTTGAAGAGCCTGTAATGAAGGAGCAATAAAGTCCTTATTAGCAAGCAGCACTTTATATTTAATGTAGTCCGTAGGACTGGAGAGGTCGAGGTAATTATCTTGCTTTGTTAATCTAACACTAACCGTTTCCCAATAATTATTTACTCTTTTAATTGAACTAAGGTCATTGTATTCAAGTCCCATAGCATCTTCAAGGAAAGCCTTCTCTTCGTTTGTAAGAACATTCACAAATGCTCCAGACCTAAGTCTTGGTACCACAAATGTTCTAGTTGCATTCTCAGCCATACCACCATAAAGAATATGTCTTGGGTTTGTCACCATTCCACTTTCTCTTGGAATATGTCTTACAATTACAGTTTCATTTCTAAGAACATTTACAGTAGGTTCTGGCATTTCTTCTCGTCTGCTTTTCTTTTCAGGAACTTGCTTTACCTCTGGTTTGGCAGAGGGAACCATCTCAATTGGGGTAGTATCAACCTCAAAATCTAATGTAGAATAATCTACTTTCTCTTCCATTTTCTTTGTCATATCTTCTCCTTTTTATTTAAAAAGGGAGGAGGGTTACTCTCTCCTCCCTTGTTTTATTTACGCCTGCAGAACCGCAGGAATCAGTGACATTGTTCTCGTAGGATCGAGCACACAAACACCCAGTGTAGCCATTCTGTGGATGACAGCAGCATCCTCATCAAAGCTCATATACGGGTTGTTCTTAGCACCTGTGAACGGGTTTCTAAGACCCCATTGATAACCTCTGTACTCATCATCACCTCTCACCTTGCACTTGAAGATGTTAGGCTGATCCATTGTACCAATGTAGAGGATATCATATCTGTAAGACTCAGCCACACCACCATCAGGGTGGATAACCTTATTTCTCACAGGGTCATCATAGAACGGGTCAACATCAACCTTCACTCTCACACCATTAGGAGCCATGAACTCAACAAACTGGAAACCAGCAGTAAGAGCATTGCTGTGGAGAGGAGAACTTGTTCTGTTAACAACCTTAACTGAGCTGTTATCCAGTTCAAACTGAGTCCAACCAGAAACCTCATTCAGGACAGCTTTGTGGAATTGAGAAGCACCTCTTTCACCAGTCTTAATGACAAAGTATCTGTCACCAAAGTCAAGTTTAGCAGCGGAGAGCTCATACAGAGCATCTTCCAGAAGCTTCAGTGAGAAGGTGTTGTAATACATAGTATTAGCAACTTCCATTTGCTCTCTCAGACCAGCACCCATCTTGATGACATTACCAGACTTACCAAAGTTCAGATATTCACCACCGGCAGTTCTATTGCTTCTACCGTACATCAGAATGTTGTTCTTATAATCAGACCACTGGCATTCAACTTCCCAATCAACGACATGCATCCACATATCCTTGGTTGTTTTGGTGAGCTTGCCACTTTCAGTAGCCTCAGTCACAGGAATACCAACAGCAAGTTTCTTGTTCAGCATAGAACCAGGAACCTTGTGCTGAATTCTAATAGTTGACCACTCATTTCTCATAGAGATAGGAGAGCTGAATCTGACATCACCAACCTTTCTGGAGAGTTCCTTCTCAACTGGAGCATAGTCCACGGAGAATCTCTTACCAGCAGCCAGTTCGTCAGCAGGCATACCAGCAGTATTGCCACCCATCAGTTCCACCTTATAGACAGCGTTGGTACCTTCCATTCTAGGGTCACCCAGAATTCTCAGAGGATAAACCTCATTCTTTTCACCAACAATAACCTCACCATCAGCAAACCAGTCTTCAGCAAAGACCACATAGAAAGGCTCTGTGCCAGCACCAGCAAGACCTGATGAAATCACACTACCAGCAATGTTTCTAGCCTCCACAAGAGGAATGTTTCTTCTTGAAGAACCTACAACATCCCAAGTGTACTCACTGTCATTGTCAAATTCTTTAGTAGGGAACTGACTCAGGAATGTGTCAAGAGTCTTGCCTCTATAATAAGCAAGCAGTTGCACCATAAGATTGGTGGCTTTCTGAGGAGCTAACTGAAAGATAGAACCAAGGTGATTCTCTTTGGTCAGGCCCTTCCAGTGTTGGAAGCCAACCATCTGAAATTTATTTAACTTTCCAGCCATAAATTTTTTAGATTAATTATTAATTGAACTTGTGAATTTATACATCAATATCCCATTTACCTATAAAGGATTCGGGGTCATCAGCAACACCACTCACAAATTTCAAATTACCGTCGCTAGTTCTTGAGGTATTATTGAGAGTGTGTTCCAGTTCTCTAAGCCCCTTCTTAACTTCTTTTCTGACCTTTGCTTTAGTTAATGCTTCAAGATTCTTAAAGCCATCAGTCAGTGTAAAGAGCAAGCCAACATTTTTAAGAAACTCTGTTCTATTCTCCATCTCATACTTTTGAAGCGCAGTATAAAGTTCTCCAGTCTCTTTATCTTTGTAGATTGGCTTACTGACATTATCAAAGATTTTCTGTCTAGTAGCCTTGTCTAACTGAAGCTCTCCAAATACTTCCTTGTCTTCAAGAATAGATTTCTTTAATTCCGCAGCCTGCTGCTTTCTTTCTTTCTCTTCCTTTTCTGTTTCTTCCTTAGCCTCATCAACAAGTTTCTGATAGCTAGATTTGAAGAAATCCTTATTACTTGCTAAAGCTCTCTTAGCTTTTCTGACATCAGTACCGTTATCAAAGATGTCTTTAAGCTCTTCTTGTGCTTCCTCTTTTGAATAACCCCTATTCAAAAGGTCTTGAAAGATTAACTGCTTTCTAAGGTTTTCACCTGTTTCATCTTCTGCAGAAAGTGATTCCTCTGTAATCTTATCCAAGTAAGCAATAGTATTTTCATACTGTCTAATCACAGAATCATCAACTCCAGCATTCAAAGCATCATCAATTCTTTTTTGTCTTTCATCAAACTTTAACTGAATTTGCTTTTCAATTGCTTCTGCGAAGTCCTCAGCTTCTTTTATATTATCAGCAGTTTCATCATCAAGGTCGGGGAAGACACCATCTTCTTTCAAGGCTTTGGCAATGGAAGAGTAGAAGTTGTTATTATTAGGAGAAGAACCAGGTTTCTTTGCAGAATCGGTGTCTTCACCCTTTTGATGCTCTTCACTACCTACGCTCTCCGGAGTTCCCTCAAATAAACTCTCGACGTTCAACTCCTCAGTAGTTTCAGTTTTTTCTTCTTTTTGTTCAGGAGAAGTTTCCTGTTTAGTCTCTGTTGTATTATCCTCTACAGGCTCAAAAAGACTTTCAATATCTTCTGGACCGAGGATATTATCAATACTTAATTCTTCCATAAAATTCTCCATTTAAAATTTGTGCAAATTTATGTTATTTTTATGAAAAAATAAAATATATAATGAAATTATTTATTATACTATAAGAAGATTATTATAAAATAAAGGGAGGATACTGTCCTCCCTTTTCATTTACTTCATTGTGTCTTTTCTGCAATGTTCACATAGAAACTTCTTAGCTTCTTTAAACATCTCTTTACCTGTTTCTCCAGTAAGATATTGATACTCTTCACTAAATGGGTCTATACCTAAAGCTCGTCCTATATGCATTGCCAAATGTCCTTTCTCATGGTCAAATGTGTCTTGAAATTCATCTGCGGAATCAGTTATACCAACAAAGAGTAATGACATATGTTCATCACAATTAGAGTAAGTGAATCCTACATTATTCTTCTCTGATTCCATAAGACCTTTTATCTTAAAAAATGATTTCTCATCACATCCCATTTCTACAAGGTCTATAAGTATATTAGATATAAAATACTCAGTAGTAGCATAATATACTCTAATACACCAATCATATCTACTTAAGTAAATATTTTGTACAATCATATCACATCCTCCCAAGGAATGGGTGTACCACTTCCTATACAGTCAGCATAGAATCTTGTAAAGGGCATTCCTTCATAACCATCAGGGTCATCAATGACATCCTTAACATATTGAACCAATGCCATATCACCAATAACTGAACTACCAAGGAAATCAGCTTTGCACATATTGGCTATGTACACATCATCATATCCTCTAGCACCTTCCAGTTTCACATTAAAGTTCTCCATAAGAGACTTTAATGAGTCTCTTGTAAAAGGGTCAATATACTCCTTTTTGCCAGACACTCTTTTGTACATTTTAGATGAGGCCCACTCACACATCTTCCTTGAGAAGTGCCACCCATATACTGATAAATACTCCTCCATTCCAGAAGGAAATTTTTCTCTACTATCTAATCTCATAATCATAAAAAATAAAGGGAGTAGTAAAACTACTCCCTGGTTAAACTACCGAGACATTCTTCTTTCACCATAAGAGTCTTTTTCAGTCTTAGAATAGAAGGTATCCTTCATAGCCTTGGCATAACCATCTTCATAGCCATGCTCATAGCCCTCATAGTAACTATCCTCATCCTTCATACCCATGTGACGTCTACCAAATCTGTAGCTTCCTCTGTAGTCTCCTCTATAGTCGTCTTTGTGACTATCTTCTTCTCTAATTTCCCACATTTTCATTTTCTTTCTTTGTTGTTAATCTATCAATCAGAACTTTATTAGATTCCATAAGAGAAGCAATACTCCTAGACATCTCTGCCATTTGTAACTTGAGAGTATCTATTTCCAATTTCTGCTCTTGTTTTTCTGCAAACTCAGGGTTTAAATCGGCTAAAATCTTCTCATATTGACTTATTAAGTTTTCATGATATTCTTTACTGTTTATTACATCTAAGCTTTTCTGTTTAAGGTTAACAATCTCCGCATTCATAGCTTCCTTATTATCAGTTATTACAATATTCTCTCCATTGCTAAAGGAATCAGCAACATCTGATTGAGCCGGAAGACCATTATAATTATAGGTTTGGTCATTAACCTTCACTACTAAATCTACTACTAAATTCTGAGGTTGCCCAAAAGTAGTAGGTAATTGATACTTAGCTCTTGGGAGAGGTTGATTGGTTACATAACCTATCTCTACTCTAGGAGCATCTCCCTTATGAAATATATAAATTTGGCTATTAGGCCTTACTGATTGAAACATAGTTATTTACTTTATTAACCAATTACTTGTAAGATGTTAGCAAATCTATCATAGTAAACCAGATAAACTCCAGTACCAGCAAAATCAGCCACAGTAAGTTCTGCTCCACCTGCTGAAGTGAGTATTTGTGCATTCCCTGCCATATTAAATCTAATAGGAAGAGTTGTTGTTGTACCCTCAGGAATAGCATCAGGAACATAAACTAAAAGTAATCCTCTAAACGGAGTACCATCAAAGTCTGGTCTAAACTGAAAATCTACTGCAGTATCTGTAACGGATATTCTTCTAACTTCAAGAGTAGGAATACCATTGATATTAATGTATTGGAAAGGAAATCTTGCCATAACATTTCCCTCCTATACATTAACCCCAATAGGAACCAGTAGAACCATAACCATAGCCATAGAACCCACCATAGTAAGGTGTGTTACTTACAGCAGTCAGGTTAGGCCATTGTACAGGAACAGTATTAGGTTGGCTAGCTTTAATAGAATCAACCTCACTCTTTATAGGAGCAAGTAATGCTGCAATCTGAGCAGTTTGGTTAGCGTTGTCAATCTGACCTCTGAGTGTAGTATTCTGAGCTGTCAGGGAATCAATCTTACTTTGAAGTTCTCTTTCCTTAATAGCGCAGAAGCCGTCATTCATAGCAACAGTTTGAGCAGCTATAGCATCAGTAATAGATTTGGTATTTCTGTCAGCTTGTGCACCTAAAAGGTTAGTTTGCTCAATGGTTTGGATTCTAGCTTCATAACCTTGCTGAGTAGTCAGCAGTCTGTTCTCACAGCAGCACTGACATAACTGAGAAGCAAGAGAAGCATTACCACTCTGGATAGCGTTAACCACTTGCAGACTACTAATACCAATCTGAGAACCAACATTCTGCAGACCAGCATTCAAAGTAGCAAGAGCAGTTTTCATAGAATCAAAGTCAGTATTAGCCATAGTAGCCAACTGTCTGATATCAGCATCAGTACCCTGAATAGCATTCATCAGAAGGTCAGTGTTGTTATAAGCAGTAGCCTGAGCACCAAGAGAAGCAGCTGCAGCACCGCTGTTGCCACCACCAAAGCCACCCCAGTTACCACCGAACCAGCCATTACCAAAGACAAGACCTAAAAGAAAACCGAGTGCACCACCAGCGAGGCCACCACCATTACCAAAGAGTCCATTACCATTATTCAGTGCAAGCCAAGCAGGAACCTGAGACTCATTACCAAAGACATAAGTTTTTGCATCTTCTGCCATAATTTTACTTTTCTTTAATTGTTAATTAATATGTTTATTGTAAGCTTACGGCACAAAGATATGTAAAGTAATTGATGAAAGACAACAATACTAAAGCCCCCTACAGAATTAACTGTAGAGGGCTTTTATTTAGTAATATGTTTAAATTAATTAACTGGAGCTAAAGGTAAATTCAAATTTACCATTATTATATTGCATATTCCAAGTACCTCCCATTTGAGTACCTAAGTTATTTAGGAATGCTTTCATACTATCTACACTAATAAAATTAGATGATAAGTTACTTGTAGCATCAGCAGCATTCCCGTAGATGACATCCATCTTCATTGGAGCAGTACTTGATGTGGGTAATACCATCTCCGTTCCTCCTGCTACCACAGGATACTGGAGTTGGAGGACGGTGTCAAGGATATATGTTTGCGGCGTGGAAAGAACAGAATTGTCATCTGCTATTCTCTTGATGGCTGAAGTTGCCGTAAGCTCATCTCTTGTCGTGCCATTCAACTGCATTCCATTTGGAAATATCACTACACTGCTCCCAGCGCCATTGAGCTTTCCTGTCAGTGTCGGGATGTTCAGGTCTATCTGATGGCCGTTGTAAGGTTCATATGTCCCGTTTTTGGCCGTGTCGGAGATGTTGATGCAGATGTTGTTGGCGTAGGTGGGGCCATAGCCTACACCGCAAATAAATTTGCAATATGCCGCACTGGATGGTGTTATAATTGTGCTGTTTATAACACTATAGGCTGAGGATATGAAGCTCTTTTCAGCATCATAGTAATCGAGAGTAACTCCAGTATTTGGAATGGTAAAAAAATACGAGGTGCTCGGCAATATCGGGATAAAGTTTTTAGATCTTACTCGATTATATGAGTCCACTTCCCACTCCTCATCCCACTGATTAAATTCTCTCGAAAGAATCGCCGTAGCACTGTTGCTGACAAGAGAGCCAGGATCGTAAGGATAATATGATGCTGGATACTGAGCCTCAAATTCTGCTGCTGTGGGTTCATTACCTGAACCGTAAATAACAGTAAGATCAATAAGCATTACATTCCGTATGCTAAAGGTGTCTCCCGCTGCATACCCATCAGTAACCTCTCTCGGATAACAAGACAAAGAGCGTCCTGTAACATTACTACTACCAGAAAGAAGATAGGAAAAATTGTTCCACGTATTAGCGGTTGCGGTAGGATATAAAGAGGAAAAAGCACCGTTCCAGTCAAAGACAAAAGTTCCAGTCTTTGCCGGTTTATACTCAGCGTGGAAATAATATTTGTGACCGGATATTATATTGATATATCCTTGTGTAGTAATTAAATAACTATAGTTTGAAGAAGGCGCGGCGGGGAGAGTGAGTGTTATCGAATTGCTTGCTACACTTACAGTAGCGGCTGGTGTATGTGACCAGTAATTATCAGAATCAGAGAAATTACCATTCTTTATCA